AACTTGGAAAAACCATCGCTCAGCGCAACGCTAGCAGAGTTTTCAAGACCCTCTCGTATGATTGTACCCCCCTTATTTTGCATAAAATGTTCAACATAAGGTAATAGTCCGTAATATAACTTACCTGTCGCTTTTGAAAATAATCTTATTTGACCATCCCATCTTTTTGCTCTAACACTTGGCATAAATGATGCACCAGGTACTTTGAATGTAAAGAAATCAGATAAGTCTTGAAGAAGACCTAAATCATCACTCGTGCATTTGATGTAAGATTCATTATACTTTGTTACTTTTAATTCTTTCATTTAGTTCTTTATATGATATGTTTGTCCAGTATTTTCTTTCTAGTTTTTCTATCTCTGGTATAGGTTCACCTACATGTATGAACTCGTGATCTGTGTCGTATTTGTTTATCAGTTTAATTGTATGTTTTATCCAATTCTGTGGATCAATCGCTTGTGCTTGAGACCCCACATATCCTGTTGTGCCTTTGTAGATGTTGTTCACTTGTTTTGACTTCGAATGATAATCGTATCCTATCAGATATATCTTTTTGTCCACATCCGCTGCCATTAACGCAATCAAGACACCTGCGTTTGTCTTCTCTTGTTGGTACTTGCCCAATCCCATTACTTTGTCTTTTTTCTTTGTCCATGTTATTTTATATCCTTCTTGATCTTTACCAAAATGTAACTTAAAATCATCTTCATGCCAATCTTTGTGTTTTTCACGAAACTGCCTCATTACATCTACATTATTTGCCCAACATGTAAAGAATCTTTTCTTTTCGCCTGGCCATTCATGTTCATCTGTATAATCTTCTATATTATCTACATCACCTATAAACTTTTTTATTATCTCTGGTTCAAACAATTTGTCGTACATAGTGTGTGGATTTTTTTCCCATGCTCGTAAATAAACAGTATGATCAAATGCATAACCACTACGATATATCTCATGACAGATATTGTAATCCATACCTACTAATACATCTGGTGCAAAATCTCTATACAATCCATTACAACCATATATCTTACCAAATGGTCTAAGTTGTTCTAAATCAAAGTCTTTTCGACTTTCTCCATTACCTATACAGAATATCATTTTTTTACCTCAAAATTTAAATTAATATTTACTCTCATATTTTGATCTGTTTGTGTAACTGATCTATGTGGTGTTCCGCCATCAAAAACTATTGCTTGATTTTCGATAGAATTAAACTTTGTGCCATTTTCAAATTCTGTGTAACCATTATTTGTATTAATACTTAATAAACAAACTTTATGTTTTTTGTGTTGATCTATATGATATTGATGTTTAACATGTTTGTGTTGATTAGTATACCAATTTGCTTTTGCTCGAATTAAAATATCTTTAGTAATTTTTAGTTTTTTAATTATAGGATCTATTATTCCTTCAAATATCTCTGGTGTTGTATTCATTTCATAACTATGATGAAATAAATGAAAAAACATAAACTCTCTATCTGAACGAAGCGCAACAGCATCATTATAATACCAAGGCATTCTAGGACTTAACATAAAATCTTGTATTTCTTTGAAAGTCTTTTTAGGTAAAAAGTTTTTGTAAATTTTCATTTTTTTCTAAACATTTTTGAAACCACATTAATAGGATTTCTTAATGCCTCATATACTTTCCATATTTTATCAATATGGGTGTCTAGTTTTTTATTAAGATCATCTATCTTTTTCTCAATACGCTTTAAGTCTTCTTTACTCATTACATACTACCCATAGTAAACTTTTTCCATTCTATTGCATTTTTAATTTGAAATGTACGATTGTTTATTTGTTTTAATGTGTTTTCACAATAATTACATATTTGTTTTAGATACTCAATCTTTTGTCTTGACTTCATAATATCTTCATCAGCATCAATAAACTTATCTACATCTTGTCGTAATACTTTTAAATCAAAGTTTGTATCTTTGTATTCTTGTGGTTCTGCTTTACCAGTATAGAACAACCACTTTTTTAAATGTAGTTGTGAATGATCGCCCTCTGCTTTTTTTAACATAAGAGCATATGTAGAATATGTTTTGAGATATTGAGAATGTAGTTGTGGGGTCTTTAGACTTTCTAAGTCTAGTTCAGTATCATCAATTTTCAGGTCTTTCTCGACCTGAGCTTGTAGCTCATCAAGTGTCATAATTTAATCCTTTGTATTATATAGTAAACTAAAAAGGGGTCGTATATTTGTGTAGTTTATAACCAAATGTTACTGTTGCAGTAAGATATTCTACATCAGTTGCACTTTGATTATAGTCTAAACCAGATAATGATTTAGGATATGTGTCTTCAAAAGTTAACTCAACAATTGGAATATTTCTTGCTGACAATATAATCATTTTTGCATCTGAAAATATTGCACCATCATTAGTTGCTGTTGTTACTCTACCAGCATCTTGAAGATTTGCTTGTTGGGATAATGGCATACGATCACCGCCATCTGTAATTAGTTCACGATATTTGTCATCACTATCCATTTGTGCAAGACCAGCCATCCAGTCATGTACACTTCGATAATTTGTCAAATCTTCGTCAACAATAAAAGTTACAGATAAGTCTTCAAATGTCATATCATTACCAGGTATTCTTACAGGCATTAATCGTGTAGGTTGATTTAATTCTGTAAGTGTAATACCAGGAATATTTGCCTGAATAGAGTTAAATTCTACTCTAGGCAGTTTGGTAATTTGAAACTTAAACTTTGTAGGATCTGCATAGTCTAATCCAGACCCACTTGGTTGTTTACTTGATAATGTTGTATCTGTCATATAATAGTATTTATGCATAAAAAAAGGGGGAGTTTTGACGCCCCCCCTTTTTAATTAAGTTGAAAAAGTATTACATTAAGTTAGTTACTTTAACCATTCTGTAATAGATGTTTGACTGATCAGTTCCAACATCAGTAGCCTGTGCTGAAGACTCAGCGAAAGGATTTCTGATTAAACCATATCTGGTTTTGAAACCAATTTTTGGTTGGAATGTATCTTCTCCAACTGCTCTCACCATTTGTAGTGGAACATATGGACAATAGAACATACCAGCGTCATAAGGTGATGTACCTTTATAACCTACAACATAGTATTGAGCAGCAGTATTATTTGATGCATATGGATCAATATATACTTTGTATCTGCCGTTTAATGTACCAGCAAAAGTATTACCAGTATCATCTACATTTAGGCTATTGTTAAGAGCAGGAGTGTAATCTAATACACCAGCCATTTGTAATGCAGAAGCAACATCAGAAGAACAGATAATGATGTTACCTTTTCCTCTACGAGTTTCTTGAGCGATTACATTAGCATCTCTCTCTACTTGGAACATTAAACCTTTGAACTTCTCAACAGACCATCTACCGTTTGAATCAGTATCTAAGTCAAATGTACCTGAAGTTGTAGTGTTAATGTTTGCACCTTTTTTTGCTTTTTCGTAAATTGTTCTTACTACTTCTCTGTTGATCTCAGCAAGGATCTCAGCAGATAAGATGTTAGCAAGTTCAGTTTCAGCGTCTAAACCGTGGATCGCTTTAAGGTCTTGAGCAAGTTCCATTGTGTACTCAGCTTTTAACTGTCTAGTTTTAGCTGTTACAGTTGACTTCTCAATACTGAAAGCCATCTCTGCGAATGATGAAGAAGCTTCAGCAGTTGCTGTTGCAATACCAGTACCAGCAGTTACGCTTGTAGTAGTGTCGTTCATCAGACCAGGATTTAGTGAGCCAGAATGTGTACCTGTTCCAGAAAAATCTGAATCAGCTTCATTGAATAATGCCTCTGTGCCTGAGTTTGAAGTAAATCTGGACTTCATTGCAAAGATCAGACCAGTTGGTCCAGTCATTGGTTGAACGCCACAGATGTCGTATGCGATAAGATTAGGCATTGCTCTTCTTACAAGTGAGATTAGGATTGGATCCCAGTTTGCTACAGCACTGTCGCCAGTAATGTTTGCAATCTCACCTAAGAATGCTTTGTCTTCTTTCGCAGCTTTTTCTTGGTTTTCAAGGATAACAGCAGTTACCGCTTTCTTGTAAGGGTTTTCTATTTTTGGTAGATCGCCATGCTCAAGAACCGGAGCCCACTTTTCCTGTAAGTTTTGCGAATTAAACATTGTGTTTATCTCTCCTTAGTTTTAATTTCCGTAGATATCTCTACTTTTTCCCCTACTGATTGCAGCCGCATATCTAGACATTGAATCACTCATATCAGATACTATGTTACCATCATTGGAATTTTGTTGTACTGCGTCAACATTTTCTGTTGATTCAGGTGCTTTTGCTTGACCAAAATATGACTCTTTAATAGTTGCCAATTTTTTAGCGTAAGCATCAGCGTTCTCAAAAGATACATCTTCAGTTAAAGATTTGATCTTCTCTTTTTCAGTATCAGCTAAGCCTTCTACTGTTTGTTCAAAGATTTCGTCTTTTGTATATCCTTCGATTAACTTTTTGTCTTCAATAGACTTCTCTGTCATTTCATTGATCTTAGCTTTCATTTCTTCAAGCTCTTTTTCTTTTGCTTCCAGAATGTCATATTTCTCATCTGGAACATCAATGTAATGATCTTCGAATAACTGTTTTAGACCACCAATAAAGTCTTCAGCAATTTCGCCCTTGATACCTTTTTCGATAGCAAGTTCGTTATCAGCCATCCACTGTTCTACAATGTAGTTCAGATAGTTGTCGACCTTAGTTGTTAGTTCTTCTTTTACAGTTGCTTTTGCTTCGTCTAATTCTGAAGCGTATTCGCTCTCTAATCTTTCGATTTCAGATTTTACTTTAGACTTAACAGCAGCTTCAAAGATTGTAGCAGCCTTTGTTTTAAATTCTTCGGATAAAGAATCATCACCAGAAACTAAAGCATTAACATCATCTGATACATCAATAGATTTTACTCTTTGATCTACAGCTTCTTTGTTAACTTTTTTGCTTTCTTCTTTCTCTTCCTCATCATCTGATTCATCGTCACCATGCATAGCAGACATGATTTTTTTGTAAGAAGCAGCAATATCTGCTTTCTTCATTTTGTTCATGTTGTCATACATTGCTTGAATCATACCAGATTTTGTCTTTGGCATTTCCATGATTTCGTCTTCTTCTTTATCGTCTTCTTTTTCTTTTTCGTCCTCGTCAGCATCCTCTTTTACTTTTTGAGGTTTTTCTGCTGGAGCGGCACCTTTAGTAGGAGCAGATGAGTCTTTCTTAACCTTGTCGTCTGCCTTGTCTTGACCTGGTTTTTGATCAGGTTTAACAAGTGCGGGTCCAAGATCCTCATAGTCGCCGCCTTTTACCATTGGATCTGCTTTACCAGCGGATGCCTTTGGAGCGTCTGCGCCCTTAGGAGCTTCAGAAACGATTTCTTGTTCGTTTTTAATTTCTTCAGCCATTTTGTTTTTACTCTCCTAATTTGATATCAAATTTTTGCGTATAACTATTTATTATTTTGTTAATTTTCGCATAAAGCTTTCAAAGGCATGTGCCTCTGCTTTTGCTTGACGCTCTCTCGTTTCACGC